TTGTCTGCGTAATTCTTCCGGTGTCACTGGCTTTTTAATCACACTGCTCTCCATTTCTGTTTCTGGTTTTGCCGGGTTGGCCACTACAGGCTGATAGCCAAATTTTGGGTGGTGAAATGTGGTTAACCTGCCCTCATTCACCACACACAGAAGCCCTGTCTCGCTGATGATTTCTACCAGCAGTTCTTTGTCTTTCTTGCTTAACTGGTTGTAGGCAGAAACCTTTTGCGAAAGCTGAGTTAAAGATGCGCCCTCAGGCA